ATTTTGGTGAGTATCTTGTGCTCAATCTGCATCCTCAAAGGATGAGAGCAACAAGTATCCCAAGCCGATCCATCTGTGGCGGTCATGTTGAGCTTAGGCCACTTGCCTGGCTGCTTGAACCCCTCCACAATGTCCTTCATCGCTTTGCACTTCGGCTTGTGCTTAATACAATGTTCAGCATGCTTCTCGAACATCAACCCCTCCAAACAGGAGATGCTGACCAATGCCATCATCTGTCCTTCGTCTTTGTCCGAACAGATAATCCTCGGAGCTTTCCCTTTCTGCATGGGTTCAGCTTTCACGTGGATTTCATGGCGCATGCCTTGATCAAGCCGTTCTCTCATCTTCTTGACTACCGCATTGAACCTCTCACTCGACCACTTCTTGGATTTAAGCGATTCCAAATCAGCTCCCAAGTGTTGATTGGCCCAGGCTCGAATGCGTTGGCTTGAAAACACACCAAACTTGTCATGCATAACTCTGGCAACAAGACGGTCCAAGTCCGCCCGTTCTTCGTCAGTGGGTTTGTAAGGCAGTTGTTTGTCTGTCACGCGACACTGTATCGCATCGTGCAGATTCTCGGGGCTGTTGGCGTAGAAGGTGGCTGGCTTTCCCATGACAGGTCCCGAGGCAGTGGCTCGCACCTCAGTCCTCCTGGGCATCACATCCAGCAACTCTCCGTTCATGACCTGCTCAAAGGATTCGCGCTCATGCTGCGCCTGCGCCAGAAAGCAACAATACCCGATGTCTCTACGTTCTTCACCGTAGATTATAGTCCCTCCCGCTGTTGGCACCGCTGGCCCATGGATGGCCAGATTCAGCTTCGCCTGCATGTCAGCATCGTCCACTGGATGCTCATTCGCACGCATCAGGTGAATGTCCGGATCTGGCTCCGGAGGCGGCGGTGGTGTAATCGCAGATGGGTCGACTTCGGGCGGCCCGGCGTCAAACGCTGCTTGGAACTCGTTCTGCACTCTGAGCACGTCAGTTTCCCGAACCAACAGTGGTGGTCCCTCATTGACCACAATGTCTGCCAAGTATCTCCTCACCTCGTGGAGCGTTGTTGGTCCAAGCTCCCAATCTTCTTCATCACTCAGGTGTCCATCAAGTTCACCCAGGCATGGTGGGGGATCAAGGCTTAGCAGGGGTATGCCTTGGGCTTCACACTCACATCGCAAGAGCACCTCATCCGGATTCAGGCCAAAGCCTGGTGGATGTGGAAGTTCGATGAACTCTGCGATGGGTCTCACGTCACCAGTTACATGAAGTGGGGTCCTCCACTCCATGGTTGTAGAG